ATAGCGTTCACGGTAGTTTATAGGGCTATGAATGCTTTGGAAGCTGGAGTCGGACAGTTAGCCAATATGATAAAGAAGGCTATTTTGGTGTCAGGAGAACTGGCGGCTGAACAAGCGAAACTGGCACTTTTTGCTTCCATGGGATCAAAGGGCGTGATAAAGATTGCTGATGCTTTTGACCAAGCATCAGGTACAATAGTTGCACTACATGATGCTAGTGTTACTTCATTAAGCAGCCTTGAGGACTTGACAGTTGGCTTAGATAAACTTGGTCAGGCCAACATATTCCCCAAACCGGAACAGATGAAGAACTTTGCGGACTTCATCGACCTTACTATTCTTGTATCTAAGACCACAGGGAACACCGCTATGCAGGTTAGGTCAGAGGTACAGGCGTTATTGACTGGTCAGATGAGAGCGAATAACGTTCTTGTTAACATGTTAAAGTCGATGGGAGTCTTATCAGAACAGGATATTCAGAACTTAAAGAAGATGACTGATAGGGCTCAGATCCTTGAGAAGGTGTTGACATTAGTAGGGATCAGTTGGGATCAAGTTCTAAAGAAGATAACTATTTCAAGTCCTGAAATGGCTATGGCTGTTTGGGAAAAGGGTATTGTTCGAGTAATGACTAGGGTTATCCAGATGGTGAGTCAGAAGGAGGGAACACAGAACATATTTGGACAAGTGATCTATGAGCATTTGACCAAGTGGAATGAACAATTCAAAAATCTGGCTAACAACGAAGACGCCAAGGCTATGGCAGTGATGATGATGAAATTGAGGGATGCATTAGATTTTGCACTGACGGCCTTTGAGAGAATGGTTGTTGTGGTGGCTGACCTGTTTGTAATATACAAGAATGCTGAACAACCCATAAAAACTGTATTACAGTTATTTTTAACCTACGAATTGATAAGATTTGCTGGCTCCATACTTAATAGCATAGCTAGATCCATGGGTTTACTTGCTACAGCCGCTACTGCTGCCACAGCCAGCGTAACACCCTTTTTGCTTTCAATGGCTGGTGTAGTTTTAGCTGTAATAACTTTGAATGCAGCACTAAAGACACTCGTTGAAGGGCATTATCTAGAAAAGTTGACAAAAAGTCTAGAAGAGAGTGGACATCCTTTCTTTGCAATAGCAATAGCAACAATAGATCTACAACTGAGAAGGATTACAATAATTCAGAAGTGGATTGAAGATAAAACAAAAGAACTTGCTATTTATACAACTGGTGTGGGCGGAACAGCACGTATAGTCAGTCCAATGTATACTATAGAACGTCCATATCCTGAACAAGCAGGAAGAAAGCTACAAACAGGACCAATACAAGCTCAAATGGCGGAAACTCAAGGTATTATGGACGAGTTTATGAAGAATATTAGAGACCAGATTGGTGGTCTCGCTGATGTTGTATTTATGCCACTTAAATGGGCATGGGACAAACTAATTGCACAAGGATTCCACCTGCCGCCGCTCACATTTACAAAGGGGGGCATAAAAGGTGTTGAGGGAGAAAAAACTCCAGCCGAAGATAGTTTAGAAACGCTGATTAAACTTGCCGGAAGTCTAAGTACCTCCTTCACGCAGATGGCCAAGACAGGAGTCAAGGACGCTACAGTTTCCATGGAACAATTCCGCACTATCCTAAAGGGTCTTGGTATGGAGATTACAACCAAGTTTGGGGAGATACAAGTACGCAGGGATGCTATAAATCAGTTGTTGGATAAGACAGATGCAGAGTTAAGAAAGAAAGGAATTACCAAATTACAGTTAAGAATGGAGTTAATTGGGCTAGATCAATCAGAAGATGATCTACGTAGATTAAAAGCATCTATTCAAGATGTATCTCATGCTTACGTTGATATGAGAACGGCTGCCGGAGAAGCTGAAACTGGTAAGGGATCACAATATGAGATGCAAAAAGCGTATAACCTTCTTCTGCATGATACAGCAAATCAAGTTGTCCTTATCCAGGATAGGTATATACAGGGAACTCAAGATTATAATAATGCTATGAGAGATTTGCTGACAAACGTATTACCGCAGATAACAACATACCAATTCATAGATCCTGACTACATTAAGGACCAAGATACCATCACAAAGAACTACCGAAAGATGGTTAATGACGCTAGAGACTGGAAGGGTGCTATAGCCGAGGGATTCAAAGTCGTAGGTGATATCAAAGTGTTTGACACGCTTAGAGATATAGTCGTCAATGCTTTCCAGGGTATGACGGATGCTATCGTGGACTTCGTTGATACTGGAAAGATTAACTTTCACGACATGGCCATGAGTATGTTGAAGGACTTGTTAAGGCTTGAAATCCAGTTACAAGTGATGAAACCTATGGCTGCTTGGATGGGCGGCATGTGGGAGGGTGTATTTCCTGCTGCAAAGCCATATGCGAGTGGCGGAATCATTGAGGAACATATTATAGGAATGGGAAAGTCTGGAAAACGGTATGAATTTGGAGAACAAGGCCCAGAGATGGTTACTCCACTCGGGTCCAGTTCTCAGTCCTCAGCTCCCACCGAAGTCCATATTCATAACGCTCCACAAGGAACGACTGTACAGGAAACGACTACATCCAGAGGCGGAAAGAAGATTGATATCATGATTGACGAGATTGTTTCAAGAAAGTTAGCTGGAGGCAGTTCATCACAAAATACTCTCCGTTCCGTGTATGGACTAAGACCAGCACTTGTAGGGAGGTAATATGGCTTCGTGGCCTGCAGCACCATTTCCACAGGAAGTGATAGAAACAGGGTACTCGGAAACTCCACCTACTGGTGTCCTTCGTACAAGCATGGATGCTGGACCAGCAAGTGTTCGTAGGAGATCTAGAGCCAATGTAAGGCAGATTACAGGAACGCTAATACTAACAATAAGTCAAGTAGCGACGTTAGATACTTTCTACGTCACTACGATAAATGGTGGGGTTGACAGTTTTACCTGGGTTGACCCAAAAACGGGAGTTGCAGCAACAATGCGATTCGTAAATCCCCCCACGTATACATCTATCAGTGGTGGAATGTTCTCAGTAAAGTTGACTTTAGAGAACTTACCATAGGAGTAGACAGTGGGGGCGACGTATTATATCACACAATCAGGCAGCGGCGCACATGACGGAACAACTTATGCTAATTCAGATTCCATAGCGCACCATAATGCGGCTACATATGCAGCAGACGATATTATCTATCTCTGCGATACGATCACTTCTACAGTCATTCCTCCGTCTTCTGGTACAAGCGGGCACCCCATTATCTATCGAGGAGACTATGCGGCTCATGCTGGAATATTGAATGGCGCAGTTCAACGTCCCATTTATGTTAATGGAAAATCTTTTATTACAATACGAAATATCGGCTTTACGGGGGGAGTTGATAATAATAGTCTATATTATGGTCATATCTGTTTATACAGTGCACATGATATATTAATTGATACCTGTACTTTTTATGATACAGTTCAAAGTATTGGTATTCTGATTAAACCAGGATATAATTTTACTATTCAGAATTGTACCTTTTCAAACTTCACATCTACGGGTGCCAGTACCAGAATAGGCGTTTACATGAACCAGGATAGTGCTTCAGACGTAATTTATGATGTTAACATAGACGGTTGTATATTTAATGGAATGCGTAGGGCGGCATATATATTTTACTCTGATCCCGATGTTCAATTAATTCCATACGGATTTGTGTTTTCGGACAATGTAGTATCAAATTGTACTTATGTATTTATAGATATTCACGGATTGGCCAATCAGGTAGGACATACCAATTATATACAACGCAACACATTTACGACAGGAGGAAATTTAACCGATAGTGCAATTAATGCTGTTCAACTTTCTTACTGCAAAAACCTTATTGTAGAAGATAATATTATTGATGGTTTTACCAATTCAGGAAGCGGTGATGGTAATGGAATAGAATTGGATCAAAAAGATGCGACTCATATTTCAGATAATATCATAGTACGTCGTAATGAAGTTAAAAATATGATTCATGGTGGTATAAAATTTTATAAAGCCACTAATTGCCAAGTCTATAATAACTATATTCATGATAATGGGTCATTCGGGGGAAGCACAGATAAGGCAGTTTCGGTCGGAAATACATTTTACAATAATACTGTAACCAACAATGCTTACGGTTTTTCATCATTAGGGTCAGGTGGAGACGGAGGGGCTGCAATTATGCTTACTAATAACATCTTTGCTGGCAACAGTTCATACGGGGTCTATAGATCGAACCCTGCATCTACTGTTCCAACGCTCTCGCATAATTGCTATTATAATAACACCTTGGGAAATACTTATGATTACGAGACATCGGCTCCAATACCCATAGGAGCGGGTAGCATTGAGACCAATCCCCTCCTCACTGGCTATGCTCTCTCCCCGACTTCACCCTGTATCAACGCTGGCACAACCCTGGCCGATGTGACCACGGATATCCGGGGTTATCCTCGTCCCTTTGGTTTGCACTACGACATCGGTGCGTATGAGTACTCCTTCTGGTCAAGTCTCCTTCCACAAGAACCGGATGAAGACGGTTTCACCGAAACTCCACCTAATGTACTACTCCGTACACCTATGGATGTAGGCCCACCAAAAGTACGAAAACGGTTATCAACTAACACACGTTCTATCAACATCCAATACACTCTAACACCAACTCAAGTTTCGGTGTTAGATGATATGTATATTAATACATTGCACTTTGGTGCCTACAATTTTGACTGGATTCATCCCCGTACTCAAGTATCTATTACCGTGCGTTTCGTAAGTCCGCCCACATATACCTCAATCGAAGGTGGAATGTATAAAGCAAATTTATCTTTGGAGATTCTACCATGAGAAGTACTACACTTACCTTTCGTCAGGCTGTTTATGCACAGGAAACTGCTCAAGCATTCATTGTTTTAGTTGAAATTTCACACTATACACTTCCCATACCAATACGAATCTGTAGTGGTGGACAAAATATAACTAGCAATACTCATGAATTTATCTTCTATCCTTTCGAACTAACTCTTCCTGATGAGTCAACTGAGAATGTTCCAGCAGCCACACTCACAGTAGATAATGTTGATAGACAAATAATTGCCGCACTTCGAGCACTTGATTCTCCTCCAGCTGTTCGTATTATGGTTATACTTTCTTCTACACCGAATACAGTGGAAGCAGACTTTCCAGTTTTCAAGTTCACGGAGATCTCTTATGATGCACTGACTATAACTGGTACAATCTCCATCGAAGACTTTCTCTTGGAACCCTTTCCAGGTGATTCCTTCGTACCATCACTTTTCCCGGGACTATTCTAATGAGTGTACAGGATATAACAAACTGGATAGTTATTTCGGACTTTCATTTCGGTTGCCAACTTGGTCTATGCCCGCCCACTCATGTACGCTTGGACGAAGGAGGCCATTACCAACCAAACATCATTCAAAGAAAGATGTGGAACTTCTGGGACGAGTTTTGCAACGTCTGGATTCCGACAGTTACACGGAACGAGGAATACGGTATCATCATCAATGGAGACATAATCGATGGTGTTCACCACAGTTCTACACATCAGATCTCCCATAACCTTACCGATCAGAAAAACATTGCTATGCAAGTCCTAGAACCTATCATAGCAAAATGCAATGGAGCACTTTATATCACTCGTGGTACAGAAGCCCACTCAGGTCCCAGTGCTAGAGTGGAAGAGGACATCGCGAAACAACTTAAAGCGATTCCTAACAAAGTTGGACAATACTCACGATATGACCTCTGGAAGCGTCTTGGTAGTCACCTAATTCACATCATGCATCATATTGGAACGACAACTTCATCTGCGTATGAATCAACTGCCGTTAACAGGGAACTAGTTGATTCCTACAACGAAGCCGCACGGTGGGGAGAACGTGCTCCTAGTATCATCATCCGATCACATCGTCATCGACACATAAAAGTATCGCTTCCTTCCGACTTAGGTGATGCTATTGCAGAGGTTACTCCTGGATGGCAGGCTAAGACTCCCTTCACTTTCCGTATCGCTGGAGCCAGACTTGCGCCTCCACAATTTGGTGGGATAGTTATTCGTCTTGGCGACGAGGAAATCTACACTCGTAGCTTTGTAAAGACTATAGGTCGGAGTGATATAGAACCATGAAAGCAATGATAACATATGACGAGTGGACATCTGCGTTGGATAAAATGAATCCAATGACTGGCCGGCCACCATGCCCGGACTGCAGTGGAACGCACATCTATAGTCATGGACTCTACTGGGAGTGTGTAGATTGTGGTCGTAGTTATAAAAAGCACCCAACTGGTCCACGTCTTCCCAGCGACCTCGATGCCAGGCCTCCATGTCCTAAGTGTGGAACTACAAGACCACGAAGAAATGGTCCACTTCGATGGATTTGCTATAACCGTCAATGTCGCCACCAGTGGAGGAACGATGAAGGTAATTGACTATATAGGACTTCCATTTTATAGTGGTGGAAGGGAAAAAAGTGGTCTCGATTGTTGGGGACTCATCCGACTCGTCTACAAGGAACAATTTAACATCGATCTTCCTATCTATGATGGTATGGATGGGGAGAAGAGTGAAGCAAGAGAGATTGCTGCCTGTATCCATGAGTACAAATCTGCGTGGTTAGAAGTCGAACGTGGAAGTGAACAGGAAGGTGACATTATAATCCTTCGCATTAATGGTTGGCCTATGCATATTGGTGTCGTCTTCAAAAAAGGTTCCATGCTACATATTATGAAAGGAATGAATGCTGTTTTAGAAAAATATACTTCCCCAAAATGGGAAAAGAGAATCTTTGCTTTCGTAAGACATAAGGAGTTAACGTGATCGAAGAAACACGAATTGTTGCTATACCACATCCTTTTACTGTTGAAAGGATAGATAAGTTCGTAGAACCAAAGGGCTCTGTCGCAGACATCCTCGATAACTCAGGAATCCTCTTCGCTCCAGCATCAAATCTTCGCGTCTTCGTAAATGATCTCCTCATTCCTATGGATCAGTATGAAACCTACTTGCCAATACAAGGTGATATCATCTATGTTCGTGCCATTCCTTGTGGTGGGGGTGGAGGAAAGGACATACTTCGCACAGTTATGACTATCGCGATCATAGCAATAAGTTTTTATTATGGTGGACCAATGGTTGGTGACTGGGTAGCAGCACAAATGTTCGCTACTGGAGCATCCACACTAAGTGGTTACTTGATGGTATCAGGTGCAGTAGCGATGGCTACAGGAGCACTAATGGCCTATGGTGGCATGCAACTCATCAACGCCATCGCCCCCATTCCGCAACCATCAATAGATACTCCCTCCCGTGACAGCGATAAACTCAAGCAATACAGTATCGAGGGCACACAAAACAACGCAAATCAGTGGGGTGCTGTACCTGTCATCCTTGGAAAAACACGCTTCATTCCTCCACTAGCAGCACGTTCTTACACCAAACTCCAAGGTGACGATCAGTATCTTTATATGTTGTATGTTATAGGTTATGGCAATATAAGAATCGAGGATATGAAGATAGGTGAAACGCCTATAGCAGACGTAAATGTTGTTTATCGTCCTGTTTATAACTTCAATCCATCTACAGATAAACTCACGTGGTTTACTGAGGATATACATGAACAACCACTCAGTCAGCTTATCGAGGAATCTCATGGAGCATATACACAAGTCACCTCGGACACCCAAGTAGAAAGAATATCAATAGACATTGCAGCTCCACAAGGACTTGTGGGATTCTCAGATGATGGTTCTAAAAATGCTAAAACTGTTGAATTAGAAGTCACCTATCGAACACTTGGTGTTGGTGATTGGTCTATAGGTCGTGCTGGCAAAACCCTCTCCGCTAGAGATGTCTATATTCCCATTGTAAGTCCCTACAAGAGAGTTCTCGGTGATACCGTGGTAACAGGCACTGGTTACTCATATACGATATTATACATGCATATAGCCACAGGGGAACTTTTTGCTGGTATACCAATCAGTTGGATGGGTTCTAGTTCTAGTGCTGCACACGCTATCGCTGCTGCTCATCGACATCCAGATGGTAGTGGTTGGGTTCCTATATGTAGTGTCGCACGTGACAGTGATCACTCAACAATCGCACCTAGTGCAATAACTGATCTACGCACTGCCAGTGTTCCTGATCGTTCTCCAAGCGGTGCTTTTCTTGCTACAGCCAAAACCCCCAATTCCAACTTTATAAGTTTGGCTGCCGGAACACTTTACTTCAGACCTCAACTTTCTGGACGTTCGGCCTCTACCATACGCAAGACCTTTGAGCTCTCTCTTCCTGCTCCAGGTCAATATGAAGTTCGAGTAACTCGTGTTACCCCTGATACCGACAACGAAAGGATTATGGATAAGGTATACTGGACTGCCCTCCGCAGCTTCACTCCACA